TCGCCAGTACCTTGTCCACCTCATCATGGGTTGCCATGCTCTGCCTCCATTCGTTCGCGCTTGTGCTGTTCCGCCAATGCCAACATGCCCTCAACCGCTGTCTGCCCGCCGTTACTGCCCGGCGGGCCGCGCTTGTCACCAGGGATCTCCTTGCGCTTGAAGCATTCCAACATTCCTTGCACATTCGTTGGCTTCCAACCCATGCCCACCCAGGCATAACACGTCCGATACCACTGATCCAGGTTCTCAGGCAACTCACCCACAAGAAAGGCGATCTTGTCGTACCATGATTTGGCTGGATACAGGGAGCATGCCCTTCGGTATTCCTTAACGGCCGCCGGAATAGGTATGGGTTGCGCTTTGGGTTCCTTCTTGGGCGCAGGTGCGGGCTCGGTCGGTTGCGCGCTAGCGTTCTCCTCTCCCTCTCCTCTACTCTGATCTCTCTCTCCCTCTCTCTCTAGGGGCGGGACACTCGCGGGAGTCACGGGTGATTCACGCGTGACATTTTCGCTGTCCCGCTGTCGTCTCTTCCTCTCTCGCCACATTTCCCGCTTCTCACTTTGGGAACGGTCCTGGCGCTTCTGAAAGTTGACGACGAGGATCATGTCACCGTCTTGCACAAGACCGGCGCGCTCGAGTTCGGAGAGAGATTCGCGGAAGGAGGGGAGAGGCATTCGCAGACGCCAGGCGACTTGGGCAGAGGTAAGGCCAGTTTCGCCGTTCGCAATGTAGCCCTCGGCGTCACATTCCCCGGCCAGTAGGACCAACTTGACAAACAAAAGCTGTGCCGCGTCGCTGAGAAAGCCGACCTTGGGGTCGTCCAGGAAGTCAGAGTAGAGCTTGATCCAAGGCATACCCATTCTGTGTCTCCATCCCCGCAAACAGCGGCAGTGCGTTCATCTCCGACCCATCGTCGTACAACCGTCGCTGCATCGTCTGGCAGGCTGCCGGGTCCAAGTCCCCGATAATCCACCGGCGACCGAGGATCTCGCAGGCTACGGCCGTCGTACCGCCGCCTCCGAACGGGTCCAGCACCAGGTCGCCCGGCTTGCTGAAGCAGTCGATGTAGTAGCGATGGGAGTTGACGCACTGGCCCCAGAAGTGCCAACGCTTGTCACCTTGATCCGACCAGAACAGATCGGACGTAGCAACACGAGCCTGCGACCTGCCCTTGCTGTACACCACGATCTCTTTCAGGCGAACCGTGATCGGGATGTTGCGGTTGCGATGTATCCAGACGATGCCACTAGGAGCTCCGCCCATGCCGAGTTTATACAGCCAGTAGTAATCCAGTCCCGCATCGTCCAACATGCGCATGACGCGATTGAGTCGCAGTCCCCCGCACATCAGCGCCACGAAACCGCCCGGCTTGAGCAGGCGCATGGCCTCTCGTGCCACCAACTCACACCAGTGGGCATCGCCGCCATAGGGTGGGTCAGAGAAGATCATGTCCACGCTGCCCGAGCGCAATGGCAGATGATCGCAGTCCCATTGAACGATACGCTCCAAGTTCACTGTACAAACCTCCGCCTGCACTCCGCCGTCAGGTTCCTGACGCCGACCACCGCGGCTCTGCCCTTGACCGGCCACAGGTGCGCTGGCACATCGACGCCGATGGTGCCCAGGCCCTGCACCTGGTACTGTGACAGCGGCCCCGCGTCCAGTGCGTAGGCGCGCAAGGTGCGGCCCGGGAACGTCACCTCCAGCAGATCGCCACACCTCACGCGCCCGGTCTCGTACCAGCGCACGTCCACCGCAACCCACGGCATACCGGCGGCCTGCAGCTCGCGCGTTGTCGCGTCTCGACAGTACACGTCGCCGGTGTACCCGGCATACCACGTGGCGACGACGAGGGCGAAGGTCATCATATGCCTTCCAATGGTAACTGTCCATGCGGACAAGCCATGAAAGTCGGCTCAGCCATGATAGTTGCCAACTGCTCGCGTGGAACACGCTCGATGGTCAGGCCGGCACGGATCGCACCCGCTATATCATGGGCACACTCAGGTCCCAAGTCGGAAATAAGCGTAACACAGCAGCCACATACCTTGCGCCCTACATAATCATGGGTTGGCTTGTTCACATTGCTCCTTCCGTCTCTGTCGCCCTGCACGCTGCGACTCATTGACGCGAGCGGCGTTCACTCGGTGCCAGGTCTGGTAGAACGGGCACCGTGGATCGTGATCCTCGTCGCACTGGGGCAGGGCGCATTCGAGACACACGGCTGCCCGTGCCTTGTCAGGGTTGCCGGGCTGGTTGACTTGGTGCCAGTGGAGGGTCACGGCAACTCCTTCACGGACACGGCGTCGCGCCGTGCCAGTTCCGCCTCGATCATATCGTCCACGGCGCACCTGGCGGTGTCCGCCATGCTGCATGTCGCCCGGCATGTTTCCGCATGGTTTCTTGTGGCAGATAGAATGCGCTGCAATTCCTCGATGGGGATCGTTGTGATGTCTATCATGGACACACCTCCCATACCGCGTACTTGGAGCAGTCCGGTTGCAGGCCCTCAGCACGTTGGGCATTGATCGCCTCGTTGCCGGTCCTCGCCGCCGGTGGCACTGGCGTTGACGTGCCGTCGCCGCCGTTGCCCAACTCGCAGGCCAGGGTCAGGACCATCAGGAGCAGGATGCAGGTCAGGAGCAGGCTACAGTGTCTGTGTTTCATCTGCTGCATCCGGCGTGTGAATGTCTTCATCGGGCACCTCCGCCACGTCTACGTATACGCTCAGGTCCGTGGCGATCTGGGCACGAGGCTCGACATGCTCCGTGACAAACTCAGGCCGTGCAATCTTGCTGATCTTCTCAAAAGCCGTGGTGTTGAGTTTGAGGGCGGCCGGCCAGTGTGTCACGCAGTACTCCAGTGCGAGCTTCGGGTCATAGTCCAGCACCGTGAACTCCTTGACGCTGACAGCGGCGTGCGGCTTCTTGTTGCCATCGGCGGCGTAGACCGCCAGGGCCTCTGCCCGGATCTGAGACTCCAAGACATCGGCGTCTGACTGATACATTTTGAGTATTGCCTCCGTGCTCTGCAAGAGCATTCCCAGATTAGATGCGTTCAGTTGAGACCGGAGATCGTCGCGCTCGGTGCGTATCTCCTCAATGCTCATCCTCTGTCTGCCCAACTTCTGGATCAACTCGTTCACGTCATCCTCCTTCACGACTGCCCGCCCGCCGCCAAGTCGCCGAGGACCCCAGCCATGTGGCGATTGCCGCGAGATCGGGCGAGCAGTGGTGTCGCGTTAGGCCGGCACGGTCTCCTGGACCGGCTCAGGCGGGGGCGGTTCGGCCTGTTCAAGTTGCTGATTGATCCATGCCTGAATCGCGTTCATCGCGTCCTCGGCATTCTTCTGATAGTCCGTGAGCTGTTTGACTTGGAGCGCCATCAGGATCTGGTCAGTGGTCAAGGTCAAGTCGTGTCCCCACTTCCAGAACTTAGCCACACGTTCTGGTACTGTCGTCCAGTGAGGTTGCACGGCCTGTTCCGGTTCGTGGTTTTCCGACGTCGCCGGTTCGTCTGGCTCCTGGTCCTGCGCCAGTGGGGGAGGCGCGGCAGGTTCGGCGTCGTCGTAATCCTCCCAGTTGGGGCCGGCCTGTGCAGGAAGCGCGGGTAGCGGCGCTGGGGCCTGCAACATCGCTGCTGCCGCACGGTCGTATAGTTGACGTGTGAAGCCGGGGTCCGGCTCCAGTTGTAGGAATTGCTTTTGTACCGCCTTGCGCTGGCCATTCGGGTCCTTGTACGTGGTCTGTTCTTCGACCATCCGCAACTTGAACGGGATACCGTTCAGCCGCTCGGCGGGTAGCGTCTCCAAGATGCCCATGAGCGTGTCGTAGTTGCGCTTGCTGCCCGTGCTGACCTGGTAGTATCCCAGACGAAACAGGCGAGGGTCGGCCATCATGACCTTGAGCAGGCCGTGCAACTTGCACGCCCCGCAGTGTGGGTACATGTCGCGCGCTTCGCCAGGGCAGGGTACGGTGTCTCCGGGGTCAAAGTGTGTGCCGTTCCAATCGAACGCCGCTGCCGCGACACCGTTACTCACGCAGGTGTCACCCGGCGCGTTGTAGACACGAACCGTCGTGCTGTCCAGGTTCACGGTGAATGGCGTCGCGTACTGCACAAACTCACCATCACCTTGACACACCAGGACTCCGCCCGCCCAAACTTGGTAGTTGGCATCGAAGTTTCTGAGAAGGTCCGGGAAGGGTAACAGCACGTCCAGCTCCCGTGGCGTCTCCCCGTAGACCTCGATCAACTCTGGCGCATCGACCAGGACAAAGTGATTGTCCTGCACCGGGATCTCGATCTCCTTGGTCTGCCCGCTCTTGTACCGGATGGTCTTCTTTTCCTTGTGCCCGAGCCTAATCACTCCGAGCCTGGGCAATCGTCTCCTTGTCCGATCCTTAATAGGCATACCGTGCCTCCTTTGCTAATTCCCGAAGGATCTCGCATGCCCGCTCGCGCTGGGATGTGCCCTGTTCGATCTCCTCCAGGTTGCGCTGCTGCCATGCTACAAATACCGCCCTGCTGTCCGCTATGGCCTGCTGGCGATAGGGTTCCGGCAACCCGTCGATGACCTCAAAGTTGTCCAGTAGCTCCAGACCAATCTGGCAGCAACCTGAGTAGTGGACTTCGCCCGCCCCGCTTGCCGACAGATCAACCCGGACCACTTGGCCGCCACAGACTGGACAGATCATGGGATTCTCCTTTTGTTGGTGTGAAACGGCCTCGGGGTTGCCGGCCCGTCGGCCTGTGATCGTTTGTGGTCCACCTCGATTGTGGGATGACATCGGCTGTCGGTCTCCTTTGACGTGCGCTAGACCAGGCTGTCGGCTTGCGTGTCGCGCAGATCGCGGATGTCGGCCTCGACCTCAGCGGGGGCACGGTGCTCGCCCCAGAAGGCCAGGGGCCGCGTCTCGATGCTGTGATGCGTGCCGTTCTCGCCGCGTGAGTACAGGATGCGGAAGGCGCGGTTAGTATCCAGGACCATCCATACACCGGTAGGCAACTCGGCTGCATCGTGGGCCAGGTTGTTGAGGCGCTTCTGCTGCCAGCGCAGGAGGGTGTCGGCCTCGTCGCATTCGACATATAGGTTGTCCAGCCATGTCTTGTAGGCGATGGCCTCGGCCACGGTCAGCGGGGCGTCCGGGGCATGCGCGGCTTCGGCGTGCAGACTTTCCGCATACTTGGTGGCCTTGTCCAGGTTCACCAGCGCCTCGATGATTCGATTCTCCCAAGTTTCCATCGGTCCTCCTTTTCCATAGAGTTGCTGCCATTCCTGGTAGCTTATGAGCTGATCGCGTGCCTCGAACCGCGTCGAGGGTTGAATGAGTGGGGCAAAGAAGCGGTCGCTCACCTAGATGTCATCCGGCGAGTTGCTGGTCTCAGCGAACTCGTCAGCCGAGCCGGTGGCGTCGCCGTCCGGTCTGGCGTACCCACCCCGGATCTCGGTGCCGTGGTGGGCATTGGCCCACAGGACCGCGTAGGATCCACGGACCAACTCGGCGGCTTCGTCACGGGTCAGGTTGTGCTGGCTGTTGTTCGACTTGGGGGTCATGACGTCACCGTCTCAGTTGCCAGCCTTCGGTCGCCCCGTAGAATGATCGCGATCTCCTGATTGGTGAGAGGAAATGTGTCCGGCTCGTTGACCCGCATGCACGCGATCACCTGCGCCAATTGCAGCTCCGAATACGTGAGCACTTGTTCATCCGTCAACGTGGGGCCAAACCATTTGCGCAATATGTCCGCGTATGTTATTATCGGCTCGGTCTCGGCTTTCTGCCACGGCGTGTACCCGCTGGCGGGGCCGAAGACGGGCGCTTCGTAACGTCCGGTTGTGTCCACGAGGGTTCGCTTCTGAAAGGCCAGACCGTCGGCCAGCAGAAGTCGGACCATGTCGGTAAAGGTGCGCCGCTGAGCTACTGCCTCACGGTCGATTCGGGAAAACATGTCGGGTGTGACTTTCACCCGGATGACCTTGCTTTTCTTGTCTGCCATAGGTCTCCTTCTGCCCGGCTTGGGTCGGGTGCCGGGCGACCCGTGGTGGTCTAGTTCCTGGCCGCCGCCAGGGCGTTGGCGTAATGCCGTTTGTTGTAGGCGATCCATTCCTGAGTCGTAATCGCCCCGATGTTGACCAGAACCAGGCTGGCGGCCTCAGGGTCAATGCTCAATCCCAGGCCCCTCAGTTGACTTATCATCTTCATCACCATTTCGCTTGTGCGGTCCATCATATCCCTCCTTGCACTCAGTGTATGCTACCAGTATACACGATATGGCACCAAATGTCAATGGGTTTTGCCACCAGTTTCGTTGCCAGTTTGGTAAGGGGGAGTTACCGTGTGGCAAACTGGAGAAATGACAGCAGTTCATCTTTGTCGATCTGTTTACTGTCCAGCCACATCAGGCCGTCATCTGGCGATGTGTTCTCGAATACCAGAACGTGGAAGCCATGGTAGTGCGGGTTGGCCTTGCACAGTGCATCAAGTTGCTGGAATATGCAAGACTGCCAGTGCTTGGGCTGGCTGCCATGCCGCTTCTCTTCGATGATCATCCAATCCAGAGTATCATAGTTCTTCCAGATATAGTCCACGTTCGTGGCGAGATAGCCGCGTTTCGAGTCGATCTCCGGTTGCTCTCTGAGCCACAGGCCGAACTCAGTGGAATGCGCGTCAAATCGTTGCTTGGTCATGTTCGCTCAATCTCCTTCTGGAAATGTTCACGTTGGCCTCGTCAATCTCCACACCGTGAAACAGACAACTGTGCATCAGCGATGCGATGCCAGTTGAGCCGCCGCCACAGAATGGATCGAGTATCCACTGTCCCGGCAGGCAGACTTGGGTTACCACCGCTGCCATACCGCTGACAGACTGGCCCCAGTCGTGCGGGCCCTTCTCTGGCGCGTCACTCACAAACACGTCTCCAAATATCTTTCCGCGATAGGCGTCGCCTTTGCGCGTGAACATGAGCAGTGGCTTCCATGTGGTGTTGACTTGGCGTTGTCGTAGTGGCGTTGGCTGTCCTGGCGTCAGGTAGGCCGCTGTCCAGTAGTAGTCCAGATGCGCCGTCATCATGGTCATGATCTCGTCTAGGTAGGACTGGCCACACATCGCCACGAGTAGGCCACCAGGCCGTAACCACTCAAGGGCCCGGTGCGCCAATGTCTCATACAGTGGCAGGTATTCGCGGGGATAGGGCGGATCGGTGATGATGAAGTCGTACTGGCGTGGTGCCGTCCAGGTGGTCATGTCGTCGTGGTAGACTTGCCAGCGGTCGGATGGTTGGATGTTCTGTACCGCCTGAGCCATTGCAGCGCGTTCCTCTTTGCGTTTGCGCTCTTTCAGCACCTTCTTGGCCTTTGCCATTGTGAGTTTTCCAGACTCGATCTGTTCTGCCAAGTCGGGGGCTTCCATCCTCAGTCTCTTCATATCGCGGATATAATGGGCATTGGTTCCGGCGGCTTTTGCAGCCTTCTGCGCTGATTCCTGCTCGGTTTTAGACGGCGGAACTTTTTCCGCCGTCTGCCCTGTCGTCTGGTATTCGCTGATCTTCCGCCGCCGTTCCTCTTCTGCCTCCGCCGCATATATCGGCTCTAACTTTTCGCCAAGCAAGATCTTCTGCTCAGTAGTCAAGTGTCGCCTGTGCAGATTCATTGACAACACAAAGTCAGTTGGCGATCCGTCTGCGTTCCAAGTGTGGAAGTATGGCTGTATGCCAGCCGCCACACATGCGCGGTGTCGGTTGCGCCCGTCCAGTATACTGCCGTCCGGGTGTAACGTGATCGGCTCCAGAAGACCATGCTCTGCTATATCGGCCTTGAGTTGGTCAAAGTCAGCGCCTTCCAGCAGCGGGAACAGTTGCGCCGCTGCGTGGTATGGGCGGTCAAGTTCTGTCTGTAGCCAGTCGGTCATGTTGATCTCCACAAATGCAAAGCCCCGGTTGCTCGGCGGTTCCACTTGTCTAGGGTGGAGGTTGTGCCAAACAACCGGGGCTGATTGCCAATGTATGAACCTCCGACCCTAGACACCTACATGGTATCACGGATCAAGGGGTCTGTCAAGTCTACTGCACCTTGCACGAGCAACTGCACAGCACCGTCCCGCCTGCGCCTGGTGTCGGGCATGGTGCGCAGGCCGTCGGCGTTGGCTGTGGTGTGTACGTCGGATACGGTGTATACGTTGGCTGTGGCGTTGGGGCAGTGGCCCCGCCTGGAACGAGCACCATCTGCGCATCGTCCACGTACATGTCATTGTGCTTACCAGAATACTTGGTGCTACTCCAGATGGACACGCACGCCCAGGGCTTGATCATCTGGACGGGCTGTGAGGTGTATTGCTTGTAGGTCGCACCGACATATTCCCAGTTGGAGAACACCGTGTCCTTGGCGAACCGAGAGCAGTCGCCGCGCGGGTTAATGCCAATGGTCAGGTAGATCTCAATCTCGCTCTTGCGCGGATCGTCGGTAGCACTTGCCCACGCCTGTGCCCACACCGATACCTGATAGACCTGGCCAACCTGCACCGGAATCGCCCCTTGCTGGACGCCAGCGTAATGGTTGCGATAGAACGAAAACCACATCTGGCTCTGCTGGCCGCTATGGACGCGGATCGGGTCAATTGCCAAGGTCGCCGGTCTGTACTCAGGCCGAGCCGTGGGCACGCTGCCCAGGTTGCCGTCGTGAATAGCAGGATAGCCGGTCAAGCCATCCCAGTGAAACGGCTCCCACTGCGGTGCGATCTTGACTTCGCCCGCGCTCTCCCAGATGATAGGGTCGCCCTCAAAACTGGGATTCCTCAGCAGGTTCGCGCCCTGCGCCTGCACCTCTGTCCGTGGCGCGATGATCCACGCCGTGGCTGCAATCGGTATGAAGATCCCGACCAGGATGAATACGGCCGTCAATCGCCTCATGCTCCACCTCCACAGTATGACTTGACAAAGTCCGGTCTACATGATAGAATACAATCAGAACATCGTGGTATGGCTTGGCATGGCGGGGCTTGGTGCGACGTGGCTGGGCCCGGCTTGGCTGGGTAAGGTATGGCAAGGCGAGGCTCCTTAACAGGAGCCTTTTGCTTTGGCCGACATGCCATCATTGGTTAAGGAACTAGGGCAACTTCAGCAGATCCCTCGCAAACGGTGAGGGATCTTGCGTGAAGGCATAAGTGCAAAGTTCCAGTTGCTTACTGGCAGACCACACGCGGGCAAACCCAGACACCTTGAGTAGTTTGACCAACGATCCTTCGGAGAAGCCCGTTTTGTGTGCCATAAACTCGCTTCTCTGTCGGTAGGGTGCGAAACCGAAAATGATGTCATCGACGTGGATATTGCCTCCCGGTGACGAATAGACAAAGCTGTCCACGTCTAGTTTGTCAGTAGCCACCAACCTAATCAGCGCCAGCAAATCAGGCACGCGCGTTTCAATCCACCCCTCTGGCTTGATTATATGCCTCATCCCCTTCAGGATTTCCGCCAATTCCCACGGTGGCATATGCTCCAAGAAGTGATTTGAGTATGCTGCGTCAAACTGTTCCGCTGGTAGCGTAGCCAGTTGCCGCGCGTCCAGCAGGATATCCGGCTCGGCTTCCGGCGCAATGTCCAACCGCACGATATCCCAGCCCTGGTAATGTGGCGGGATCGGGATGCCCTTGCCACCCGCGCCAATGTTGAGAACTTTCATGATTCGTTCCTCATGATGGTTGGCAGCAGTAGATCAGGCACCAGCCCGTGTCGCCGTCATAGTTGATGTAGAGGCAATCGCCGAGCGTGTCCCAATAGAATACCGATTCCGCCGCTGCGTGAACAGGCGCGCCGATGTTCCCCGACTGCATGATGGCATACTCCTTGCATTCGAGTGCGGCCACTCGGCGCTGTAGGTCGGCAACCTGGCGCACCAGTTCAGCGATGACAGGATCCATTTTATACGCTCCTGTACTCTGGCTGTACGTCGATCGTCTCCTGACCTTCGGCGTCCAGACTGATGGTCACGGCTCGTACAATGCAGTCGAACACGAAGTCGCGATAGGTCGCCCGCACCCGGTCGCCCCAGTTCCAATCTCGACCAAACTGACATCCATCGGTATCGACCAGGTTGGCCGTCAATCGCTCCTTGGGCCGGCCCTCTGCCAACCGCGCGCGCGCGGCCTCGCGCACACAGTTGTCCGTCTGGCAATTGCGCGCGTCAGCGATGTCCTCGCGGCGGTTCCACGGCGCTTGTCCGACCCGGTCCAGGTCCTGCACCTCGACGGTGGTCCGCAGATCGTTGACGCCCTGGCCCAACCCATAGACGTAGTTGGCCTCCTCCGAGTAGTCGAATGTCAGCGTCGGGTTGGCCAGGTTTCCCTGGTATTGCGCGAACAGGACCCCCAAGCCAGTCAGGTCTTGCCGTGGCTGGCGAATGTAGGTGTGGAACTCAGCGGCGATAGTCGTAGCACTGACATCCTCTGTCACGTCAAAGAAGACCTCATGACCCTCCTCTCGGCTGGACTGGTTGATCTCCTGGAGGATCTTGAGCACATTGCGCCAGGCGAACGCCTTTTCGAGTATCGGGCCAGCGCTGTCCGTTGTGGCTACAGAGAACCGACTCATCCGGCGTGGCCCAATGCCGCCCGCGCCCATGTTGAGATCCACCACGGCGGCCATCATGTCATCGGCTTCGTCCGTCATCACCGTCTCGGCCTCGTTGGCGTAGTAGCCATTGATGCGCCGCTGCAGCAGGTCGTTGAAATCCGGTCCGGCGATCTCCAGGATCTGCCGGTTCTCGTAGGTGCTATAGGTCCACTTGCGCACAAAGTATGTCCGATACAGCGACAATCGCCCGCCGGTCGGCGCCCGCCACACCTGCACCATGCGATCCAACTTGATCAGGTCGGTATCGAATGACTCCGGCAGGCGCATGGACAGCCAACCGACCTCGTTTGCCACGCGGGTGAACGTGCATCCGAGATGGCTGTCCAGCAGCGTGTGGCGCGTGCCGTTCTCAGTGGTGAACCAGAACTCGTAGCTTGCCATATCAATCCAGCGACCAGTAGCTATCTGCCCAGGTGGCCGTGACCGAGATGACCGGCCCGGCGGCGCACCAGACATACGCCGTAATCACATTCGTCCCCGGCTGCAGGCAGAACGTGCCCAGGTCAGAGCTAGGCAGGATGGCCGATGCGCGTCGTCCGAAGAACGACGACCAGACCTTCTTGCGGCTGGGCGTTGTATCCACGGTCAGCACCTCGCCCCCGAGCAGCGGGTAGTTGAAATGCAGCGTCTTGCCGGTCGTCTCGTTGCGAATCTGGTAGAGCGTAGCCAGCGGACCGCCCTTGTACACCGCCTCCAGGACGCGCTCGATCTTGAGCACCGGATAAGCGTTCTCGGTGCCGTCATTGGTGATAGTCACGCTACCGGCCATCTGTTCAGCCCCGGTCGAATCGTTGGCAACCCACACGTCATAGTTCTGGTCGATGACCGGATCGGGCACCCCAGTGTCAATGGCGTTGACCGCTGAACCAGCCCCCCAATAGAGATCGGGCAGGACCCACGAGGAGCCGTTCCAGATGGCAAAGTGCCGAGCTGCCATCCCTCCGATAACCACAAAGTCGCCGCCGACCCAGATCAATCCGTCCTCTGCAATATGGATCGAGTACACGGTATCATCTGCACCGGTAGACAGGGCAAACGGGACATGACCTTCCCAGCCGCGATAGCCGAGAATGTAGTCAGCATTGGCGATGCCCGCCGCGTTGGTGAACGCACCGCCAACGTAAAGGATATCATCGTGCGAGTGATTCATTGCGTACACGACGCCGTTCAGTGCGATGTCATTGATCGCCGTCCATACCGCGCCGTACCCGTTGCAGGTAGCCCAATAGTCGGCGTCTCCATCACCGACCAGATTGGTGAAGTTGCCACCAATGGCGATGTAGTCCCGACTATCGATACTGATGGCATAGACGCATACCAGTGTCGTCGTGGCTGTCACGATGTCACCGACCGCTGTCCAGTTTGCGCCGTCCCAGCGAGCCAGGCAATGGGCCAGAGCCACGCCCTGTACATCAGTAAACGTGCCGCCCATGTACAGGTTCCCGGAATGGTCAAACTCCAGACAGCGCACGGAAGTGAATGCCGCGCCGCCGGAGTTGGGGTTGCCGACTACCCCCCAGGCTGCACCGTCCCAAACGGCCACGTAGTCGGCGTTAGGGATCGCCGCCACGTCGGTGAATGCCCCGCCGACGTAGATCTTGCCGTCCGGCCCCTCAGCAATGGCATACACGATGCCGTTCACGTCATGGTCTGCACCGACGTGCGCCCAGCCGGTGCCAGGGATATAGCGGGCTACGTAGTCGCGCCCATGGACGTTACCCCAGCCGGTAAAGTCACCGCCAATCCAGACTGACTTGTCGCTGGCAATACAGATGGCATTGATCGTGCCACCTGTAATTGGGTTGGCGGCCAGTCCCGTGGCACTCCATAACCCAGTGGTCATGAACCGTGCCGCGATGTAGCGCAGAGTTGCCGTGTCGTAAGAGTCCAGTACCGCCGCCGACTGGCCGATCTCGTACCAGTAGGGATCGGCTGCCAGGAAGCGCAAGGCCACGTTCTCCCAGGTGCAGTCACGGGCATCGACCGCGTACTCCAGTCCGCCCTCGTAGTACGCCGAGATCTGCTTGTGGACCGTGGCCCCGGTGTAGCGGAATATGATCGGCTGATCGTCGGGCACCGCGTCTGGCTTGAGCACGTTGAGCAGCGCCTGACGCTTGGCGTGTAGGTTGGCAAAGCTGGTGCCCTGAATGAGACCGGTCATGGTGAATGGGCGACTTTGCGTCTTGTAGCCTTGCATCTCGCCGCCGGGAATGATGGCATAGGAGTCCAGCAGGTTGGCAATCGGCCCCATGCCCTCGCCCGAGACGCTACCCATCTTGAGGCCATACTGCGTGTCCAGATCGTACACGCGCCCGCCCGCGCGCGAGTAGGCGCTGCGCGTGCTTGTACTGGCGTGCGGTGCATTGTCCCAGGAACACCCCGGTTGATCACCGTCGCAGTAGGTGGTCCAGCCAGTCTTGGCCTCGACCTGCACGCCATCAACGTAAAAGTCGCCTGCGCCCGCGCCGTTCTGGTGGATGTAGAGTAGAGTGCCGGCGCAGTTTGCCGCCGCAACCTGTAGACCGTACACCGTCCAGTTGGCGTCCAGTACCTCGATCACAGCAGGTGCTGCATAGGCAACGTTATTGAGCGACCAATCCCACGCTGCCGGGAGCGTGCCGCGTACTACCATTGACACGTAATGGTCTGCAGCTGCCAGGGTTGCCAGCGTCAACGTCATGCCCTCGTTGTCGGCATTGCACTGGACGCGGTAGCTGTAGACGCCGTACTTGCTGTACGTCGTCTCGCGGGTGACGGTAGTACCCGCCTCCGCTGTGAAGTTTAGCGCGACCTCGGCTGACGGGTTGAGCACTCGGTTGTTGGTTGTCTCGGGTACGACGATCTTCCAATCGCTCATGTGGCTAATGACCTCAACATCTGGAAGTCCATAGCGACGGTCCCCGATGAGGCCCGCGTATTGACCGTCTGATTGAAGGTCTGATTGATCGTAGTGCTCTGCTCGTGGCTGTAGACGCGGCTGCCCACGGGCAGTTGCACCAGTTCGGTGCCACGTTCGCCGACCTTGACCAGACCGGAGGCAATGCCGCCCTCCTGAAGACCAAGGAGTCGTTTGCCCGTTGCCGTAACCTTCTCGATGATCCGTAAAACGACAGACTTTTCGGCTGGTATTCTGCCGATGGACGCATTGAAGGCATCCGTCTTGGCAATAGCAGAGGCAACGGCTCTATCAGAATAAATGCCCAGGGAGGTGATGTATTCCAGAATGGTACTTTTCCCCGTCACATAAGCATTCGTATTCGTGACGAGGCTACTGTAGAGTAGTCCATTGCCAGTAGTCAGATAGTCGGATCGCAACTTCGCCTGTCCGAGCGCCTTGTTGTATTCATCCTGGTTTATCGTGCCTGCAGCGAGTGCCTTCTTGAGCTCCACGGTGATCGAGAGTACCAGGTCATCTTGTGACCGCTTCAGAAAGCCTGTGGCACGTTCCACGGCAAGAACATCGGGTACGGTTTTTTCCATCGTATTCCGATAGTATTGGTAGGCGTCACCCGCCACCCGGACAGAGTTAGCACTTGTGGCGATCTCAGTTGTGGCAGCGGCCATCTTGGGCGGGGCTGCCACAACTGCCGTCGTCAATGCGTTGACTTGTGCTGTAGCCGTGCCCGCAGCGACACCGACCCGCTCCAGGTTGGCAATCGTAGTAGTAGTCGTCTCGTCTCCGATTGTCGTGGTGACAGTCCTTGTCGTTGCGCCCCCGGCTGGCTTGACAACCAACTCTGTGGTCTCTATGACGACAGCTTTCTTGGCAGGGATCTTGTCGATGGATTCGGTAAGCCCATCAGTCTTCTCGGTTGCTGCTGTCGCTACGCCAGCGAGCTTGCTCAATTCCTCGTTGGTCTGCATCTCGGCAGGCAGTGCCTTGTACATTGCCAGGCGAAGAGTATCATTCGTCGCTGCCCACCGTCCTATCCAAGTGATCACCGTCGCCCCGGCTTTGATCACCCATTCCAGGATGTCCCTCACAGCCCGGAGCGATAGGATCACCGGATTGATAGCCAGGGCAAACTTGCCCATTGCTGATACCAGAGGAATCGAGGCGAATATCTTGGATAGGGTGTTGATCTGCGAGATGGTATCTGGCAACTTTGGCAGTCGCTCCATGAGCCAGTCCAGGATGCCAGACGTTTCGAGCAGTTTCGATGCCATCACCGCTAGACTATCCTTGAGATTCGCAACCGTAGCGGCCAGGAAGTCGAGTTTGTCATCGGCAGACATGCCAGCAGTACCCAGCTTCTCAAGTTGAATACGTCCCTCTGCCATTACCGCCAACTTGAACGCGTCGTCCTTACTCAATCCTTGTTGCGTCTTCTGGAGTTCCTTTATCCGTGTTTCGACGTTGGCGATATTGATGCCATACTCATATAATCTACGAGTACTACCCGTTGCCAGCAATTGGGCAAAGTCCATGACGCGATCCCCTGCCTCTTTCATAGGATCGCCTAACCCAACGGCCATCTTCGCTACTTCACCCATCTGAGCAGCGTTGTCCACCAGACCCATTCCCATGAGTTTGGAGATCGCCAGCATAGCCTCTGTGTCTGGTACTGTCCCCCTGGTCGCCGCCCGGAATATCTCTAGGTTCTGAGCCGCCGCTGTCGCGCTGCCAGAAAACGCAATGTAGCGATCTCTGATCTCCTGAACAAGCGCACCCTGCTTGACAAACTCCAGCCCCTCTTGTGCAAGCTTGATCACTGCCATTGCAATGGCGGCAGTCTTGACAGCCTGTTCTAATTCTGAGATTTCTTTCTTGGCAGTCTTCGCGCCTTCGCCCGTCTTTTTCAGTCCTTCGGCTGCCTTCTCTGCCTCTGTACCTGTGCCCTGCAGTTCCACACCGGCATCCTGTGCTGCCACGGCAGTATCTTCGAGTCCATCGACAGTGTCATAGGCCACCGCGAACATGTCTTTGATTTCACTGGTAGCGGTAGCGACCGGGTCGGCCATAGCGTCAATGCCGGAACCGGCGTCGGCGCTTGCATCTGCCAAGTCGCCGACGCCATCAACTGCTTCCGCTGTGGAAGCACCCAAGTCCTCTAGGCTCTGTTCAATATCCTTGTTCAGGTCTGCGAACTTTTCCAGGGCTTCGCTGGCATCGTTTGTGCTGTCATCTAGTAACCCCATGGCACGCGCGGCACTCTCGGCCGCTCGGCTGATGGTGTCGCGCATGTTCATCAGGATATTGACAGTGTAAGCAGTTGACCCCATTAGCGCCGTCCCTTCGCCCTCTTGGCTGCACTATCCGCTTCCATCTCGCGCCAGCGTTCTATCGCCCGGTCGATGTGCCAGTGGCGCATCACGCGGCTCGCATCCTCACGATCCAACTGACTCGGCGTGCAGTGGTACATCCGGCAGAGCTCCAGGTCTCGGTAGTCCTCAGATACGGCAGGCGGTAGTATACCTCGTGGGCGTGACATCCACAGCGCCTTCACGAGGTCATCAGTCAGTTTTTTGCTTGCTCCACCTCAAAGATTGCCGAGATCAGGAAGCCCTTTTCCTGGACGGTCAGATCATCGACCACCGATGACTGGACACTGGGCAAAGGTAGCTCTTGATCGGCGTCGTCCACCCAGTTCCACGCCGCGACGTGATCGCGGATGATCTGATCGTCCAGTTCCTCACCGCCCTTGCCTTCGGCGGCGATCCGACGGGCGGCTTTGTACTCGCCCCACTTGATCTCCTTAACCTCGACCCATGACCCTTCGCCCTGCACCACGTCGGATGCCACGCGCCGGATTGATCGTCGTCTGCCCATCGGCTACGCCCACGCCGCGATGGTGACGTCTGGCGAGTGGATGACCGCCTCCCAAACCAACGCATCGGCTGATGCCGCATCGCCGCCCGGATAGGTCATGCTGGCCACGGGCGAGACTGTGGCATGACTGGTGAACGCCAAGTGACTGGTCGCGCAGCCTGCCGGTGCCCAGCGCACTTGAGCGAAGCCACCGCAGGCCGTGGTGTATTCGGTCCACAGTTTGTACCAGTAGCCCGCCGTACTGTCAATCCAGACGCCGCGCAAGGTGATGTCTACCGCGCCGTTTTTCCCAACCAGCGTCAACGGCGAAGTCTCACCGAAAACATAGGTCTCCGATGTCGCCTTCGCCACGTCGCTCGGCGTGAGTACCATCACCTCGTCGGATGCGTCCAGCCATGTGGTGACCGTCCCGAACTTCAGTTGAACACAGAACGCGCATGAACTCATACCCGCAGGAAGTGCCATCGTCTCATCCTCTCTATCTATGCGGCGGCCCGCGCCGCCGACCGATCACCTCACCGATGTTTCTTGGTGCCGTCTGGCGCAACCCCGGCCACGTTGACCGGCTCGCCCTCTGCCGTCTCGATGTAGCCGAGCTTGAGTAGTCCTTGGATCTCCTGGTCTGGCTTGTCGCTCAGGTCGATGATGTCGCCCGGCTTAACCTCTTGACTCGTGGAGATCAGTATCAGAGGAAACAATACCCGGAAGCATTGAACCTGTGCCATGCTTTTCTTTCTCCTTGGCAGCCTCCACTTCACTCTGGAAGCGGAAGCCGGCCATAAAATCGAAAGCCCCGATACTGCGATCCGCCCCTGCCCCGTGCCCGGCCAGCACGCTCAGGTCCACATATACCGGAATATCCATGCTTGCTGCCTTGGTGCAAAAGTACCAGTCCTCCTGCCCAGGGTTGCCCTGAAACCACGGCTCACGCAGTTTGTACAGCACCCACGGCTCGATCAGCAGGTTGTGACAGCCGGTGACTTGCACCTCGAGCAAACTGTTGTCTGGCACCGGATCGAGTATCTGTGGTGCATTCGTCTCGCAGTCATAGTGTGCAGCGATGTACTCGTAAACCTCAGCGGCGGCAACCCGCCGCTCTTTGCCGATGCCATTGGCCTCCATGAAGGCCATCGGTAGGGCGCACTCGGTGGACCGGATCATCGTCAGGCAACCGACCACCGGTTTGTGCCAGGACATAAGCCGTTCGAGCGTCCGTGGCAGGAAGGCGCAATCCTGGTCTATGAACCAAAGATAATCATAGTCGCCCATCACCAGCACTTTCCGGGCCAGGTAGTTTCTTGCCACGTCCACAGGCAGCGGGCGCGGCGGCCGCACCTGCGTCACCGTGACATCGGGATGGTTGGCGCAGTGCCATGCCTGCCACTGCATCATGCTGTCAAAGAACAGCCACGACGGCGGCCCATTGATCGGAACGCACAGGGCGACTTTGGTCATCAGTCTCCCTGGTTCACCACAATTGCCGCGACTGGCGGTAACTCCAAGTTGATGAGTTTGCTGTCTGCGTACTTTTCCACATATACATGGATGGGTTCATCGACCTCGCAGTCAACGACGATGCGCTTGACCATGTGCGAATCTTCGCCCAGCGTCTCACACAGCCTCTCGATCCACTTCTGCCCTAGAGCGATTGCAATTGTTGCTGCCATATCCCTCCTTACCTTCCCGCAATCGTCGTCACAACGCACCAGAACGCGATACCCGCAATAGGAATGATCTCCATGCGACTGGCCCAGGTGCACTTGCTCGCGCCTGGCCAACAGTTTGCTTGTGCCGTGATCGCTGTCGTCACCGCGTCCATCATGGCAATGCAGGCATCGAAGTTACAGTAACCGATGTCCTGGCCGACCGGCTCCACGACCACGACCAACTCGCACCGCAGGCTTGGGTTGATCTTACCCTGCTCGCCAAACACCTGCGGCCCATTCTCGCCCGTGATCAGCATGCTCACGTAGGAGCACGGAATGTCGCCCGGCTCACCCTCAGGCCGTCCGGACTTCCATTGGTGTGTCACGCCGGCGATCTTCAGATCCTCTACTGCGTCAACGAAGGCAACAAGAGTGGTCATGAACCAAACCTCACATCTATGACCTTCATGCCGTCGCAACTATCGGGTACTTTGTAGAGCCGGCCCGTTAGGCGCTTGAACTGTGCCACAAGAAAGAGAATCGGCACGTACCACCATGCGATGTGTAGCCGAACCGTATACAGATTCGGGTATCGCTCATCAGGAACATGCTCAAGTTTCATCCACTTCGGTGGTTTCATCGTGGCAAACTCCACTTGTACTTCTTGATGACATCAGTCACGTAGCGCGGTATCCCCTCCGGGATGGTGATCACGCCCGCGCCCGGGATGGCCGTGGTCACGAACACACTCGAATCTTTGGCCCGGTAGTTGTAGGCTCCCATCACCAGCACCGCCTGCTTGACATCCGCTGGGCACGTCGCCGACCAGCCCCACGTGCCCGCCACGCTCACCCACATATCCGTGTCAAACTCCCAGTAAGCCGTCACCAATGGCGGTGCCGGATTCGTCAACTCGATGTAGTGGTAGGGCGGCGCGTCGTTGCGCGGGAGCAGGACATAGCTTGCCGCCGCGATGACCGTCGCCGCCGTGTCGCCGTTGATCAGACCACCTGCGGCGATGGTCAACAGGTCATCGTCCAGGCGCAGCGTCCGGCTGTTAGGCCACAGTGCATCGCTGCGGTAGTAGCGCGTCGCCGTCGTACTCTCGAAGTGGCGGTGCGTCTCACTCTCGATGTACTCCTCTGCTGCGTCCAGGGCCTGCTGGCACACAGTGTCATCGGCCAGCGCCTTTTTGATGTAGCATGGCGCGGTACTGGCTGCGGTCAGGTCAAGGTCAGTGCCTGCAATGGCAAAGGCTGCTGTCGTCGCCAGTTGGATCTGTGGGTCAGTGCCCAGAATGACAAAGTACACGGTCCCGGCTACCAAGGGCACAGGCAGCACGCCACCCGTGCCCACGGACACGAGCACCTTGTCGGCGACGTGCAGCGTAGACCACAACTTGTTCGTGGCCGATAGGTTCAGCGTGTCGCCGGCCAGGTCGCCCGCGCCGACGATGAAGGTATCGCTGTTTGACAGGTCCAGGTACTGCTTGAACTCAGCCAGTGTTACCAGACTCATGCAGCGCCTCCCTTGCCAAAGTTCGCGCCGACCAGGGCCAGGTCCAAGATGTCAACCCGGCCGTCCGGCTGTCCAGTTGGCCCGGTGATGTCCGCACGATGATCCCATGATACTGAGCCGTTCAGTCCCTTGAACGCGCGCCCAATGTCCGTCAGGCTGCCGTCTGCGTTGCCGAGCGAGCTGTTGCAGGCCGGCCCCGGTGCCCACGACTCCGAGCCGGTCATGTACGCCTGAAACCAGAATGCCCGTGTGACTCGCGGCTGCGTGTCCAGCCAGGCGAAAGCGGCTTTCAGGAATACAGCGCTGTCCAGGCCCCAGCACGGATAGAGGGCGAACTCTGTGACCCAGACCTCTGACACTCCCCATACTTGCGCTAGTGCTATGGCCCGACTCACCTGCTCTTTGAACGTAGTCAGCGGATCGCCGCCGCCCTTGTAGTACCAATGCACAGCCAGGGCATCCACTTGAGGAGGCGTGCCATACAACTGCTGATACTTGCTCCACCACAGACTGAGCCAGGTCAGATCCATGACGCCGGGCGATACGAGTTTCCGCCCGGGGTACGCCGTCTCCACGAGCGCCCACGCACGCGCGCCTGCGTCCGGGGTCATGTTCGCCTGCGCCGGTTCGTCCGGCTCGTTGAAACCCATCAGCCATTGGCCGTCACCGATCAGGACGGCGCCGATCTGCGAAGCATTCCACAACATCGGGATGCCCGCCCCGCCTGGCGTCGGCCCCCAGTTATACCAGGTCTCCACACCAGCGGCTGTGCGAATATCAGCCCGCTTGTACGTGTCGCCCGCGCCCCTCATGCACTTGCTCACATTAACCCTCGGCAGATAGACGATGTACTCGCCGCTTGTCCTGGAGGGCTGCGCTGTGAGAGCCATTCCTAGCGTCAGAACCGCCAGAATTGCGGCCAGTTTCACAATTCGCGCTGTAGGAACGCCTCCTAGAGGCACAGTCCACCTACCCACCTCACATGCTGAACGTGATCGGGTACACCTGGGCCAGCGTCACGCGAAGGTAAGAATCCACCCGCGTGGCTTCCAGCGTTGCCCCGTCGTTGGCGTCCAGCAGGGCTTGCAGATCCGCCACTGCCCAGCCCCGGACAGGCACACCCACCGTCGCCAGGTTATTGGCCAGTGCGTTCTTGAGTGCCGTGGTCTTGGCCGTCTTCTGACTTGCGTTTGAGTGCGGCATGTCGTTGACGATCTTGAGTTCAGACCACGGGACTTGAACATCCTGATGCCGACCGGGCACCGGCGTCCATGGATCAGTGACCAGGGCGCGGTAGACTGCCCAGATGTCAAACAGGACCACCCCGCCGCCGTCCGTGTTGATGCGCGGCGCTGCTGCCAATTGGTAACGGAACTCGTATGCCATACTCAACCCTCCAATGTCTGATGTAGCCATGATCGTGGCCGCTGCTTTTCGCTTCCTACTTGATGACGCCATCAAAGGCATTCTCCGCGACATAACTGGATCCCCACCGGATAGGCTGCGTGAACGCCGTCGCGAATGTCGCCCCGGCCAGTGTCACGACCGCCACTCCGTTGAATGTCAGAGTTGCCGCACCGGGGTTCATCACCACCTGTACCGTATTCTCGACGTTGGCAGCCCACAGGCCCGCGATGTTGCCCACGGCTGTGACGAGGCCCCCGCCGTTCGCATTGTAGCTCAGGCGCAGTACGTTGGCTTCCCGCCTTGCTCGGATGTAGTTGTTGGCGTCCTCGCGCAGATCGAACAGGTATTCCGACGCATCGCCGAACCCCGCCGCCAGTGCGATCTCGTGGCGCGGGATGTAGCGTGCCCGGATGTGGATACTTGATGCTGTTTGGAACACCGCCGCTGGGTTAGTGAGCAGGTCAAATCCATCGACGCGGATGCCGTCAGCCTCCGCGCTGTTCACCGCACTCGCCGGGGTGACGGTGAGGGTGATTGGGGTCAGGGCGAAGGCGTAGATGTCGTCGGTGTAACGTTCGGCGACGGCACCGGCCCCAGCAGCCATTGTGAATACAGTATTAGCAAGAACTACTCTCCAGGCACCTCCAGAATGCTTCCAGATGCTCGTTACTGGTGGAACGACGTAGGTTGCTGCTAGAGTGTATTGCAGCGGTAGATTTCCAGCAGCGTTACCACCAAATCGCACGTATGCCGTTCCATCCCCGTAGTACCACATGCCACCACCAATGTATACATTTGCGGCGATGGTCATGGCGTAGGTCATCGACTCTACGGACGCCCCAGTATTCCACTGCACACTTTGAACACCAGCGTGAACGATAGCCGCTTCCGCTTCTGTGTCCCCAGCATCCAGGGTGGCTGTTGCCCATGCTGTCAGCAAGAATGGGTTGCCAGCACCTGCCTCGTGATCGCCTCCGCTGAGCAAGCTCGGCTGCACCTCAAACTGATGCAGCCCGATCTCGCCGGTGGAGTTGTTGTTGATGCGACACTCCATCGACGTGCAGCCCACGGGTGTCCTGATGACGTGGATCGTCTCGGTGGCGTAGGGATACTGTGACTCGTGCTTGCCGACTGGGGGCATCAGCATGTACCAGTCGCCCACGTCCCAGTCGTTATCGGTACCGCCAGCGAGAACACCAGTGCAAGTTGTCCTGTCGCCACTCACAGCTGTGAGGGTTGTCGCGCTTCCATCGGTGATATTGTACGCTCGCCAACCAATCAACTGTTGCCAAAAGTAGCCAGTGCTACAAATCAGGGTCGGAGAGTTGGCGGCACCATCGTGCTGCCCGTAGCGTCGGGGCAGGTAGTAGTTGACCCCGACCTGGACGCCGCCAATCATGTCCCAGAACTGCAGATACGGCTGAGAGCGTGGATCGGCATGCGTGACCACTCGTACCACGTAGTCCTGTGATGCGGTGACGCCAATGTCGCGGATAGTCAGCCCGTCACCAGCGGCAGATGAGCCGAACTTGTAGCCCCAGTTGAACACCCTCTCACCTGGTGCATCTTGGGCCATGTCAGGGGTGTTGAGCCACTTGCCAGCGCCCATGGTGATGACACCGTTATTGTTTACATCTACCACTGCGAGTGCGACCAGTCCAGCACCATCAGTAAACGGCCATTGTTCTACCGTGTTACCATCAGCAGCAGGCAGGTTTGCGCGGTCAGGTGGACAAAAAGCAGAACCCGCAGGGGCGGTTGCAGCGCTATAACGGTCATTATTGGAGTATCGTTGCCAGCCAAACGCACCATTCCAATAGACAGCACCAGTCGTGCTGCGTCCCATGTTCAGGTTACTACCAGCATCAGACTGATAAGCGCCTGTTCCTGCTGCCCCTAATGTTCCCCAGAGTCCATCAAGAGCAACACGACATTTCCTTGTGGTATCATCATAATATCCAACTACATGATGACATCTGTTGTCACGTGGCATTGCCAGTGTAGCCGTAGCATCTGTGGTAGCAAGTTGTACCAACATCGTCAACACATCAGCGGCACTGACATACAATACCCAACCTGTATTAGCTCCTGCATCGCCCTTTTCAGCTATCGTCCTAGCATTTGCAGTTGTCGCTGCATTCCTTATCCACCCATCCCAAGTTATCGTGCCGCCACTTGGAATGTCGTCTATCGTATGGTCACTGCCACAGTTGATTACCGTCGCCACCCCATCGCACTGCAACGATGTCGGCACTATCGGTGTGGCTACCGGTGCCCAGACGCCAGACCAGGTGCAGTTGGTCAGGGTACCAGCATTGTTCACGTCTACCGTAGGCGTAAGAACTGCAAGCGTGCCCTCATTGGCTGCCCAACACTCTACGGTGTTTGCATCTGCACCCGGAAAGACACGGGGCGGAATGAAACCAGTCAGTGGCGTATAGTGGGCGTTGTTGTGAAGTCGGGGCCAACCGAGAGCACCCAGAAGATAGGATGCTGCTGAGTCAGAGCGCCTACCCATGTAGAGCGACTGCCCAACGTCAGACTGGTAGTTTCCATTGCCTGTGCTGACTGCGCCCCATACACCATCCAAGCAAACATAGCCAGCCTTGGTTGTATCATTGTAGGATAGAACGCCATGATGCCACTTGCCATCTTGGACAGATACCGCCAGAGTTGGCGTGCTGTCAGTTGTCACCAAGTCAACGACGCCAGTCAGATACCCAGACGAGTTGATGTAAAGCGCCCAGCCCGTGAGTGCAGTCCAGCCCTTGCTGAGTAGAACGTAGGTGCCAGCAGTTGCGGTATCAAGGCGAAACCAACACTCTGCCTGGAAGGTCAGCCCGCCCGCACCCAAGTCGTCTAGTGTATGGTCATGCCCACAGTCGATGCGGCTACTCGTCCCATTGAACTCCACCGCGAACGGACTGCCCAGGTAGCCACCGTCCCTGCACATCGTCACGTCGGGGACTGAACTTGCGTGTGGGTGTGACCACATCTGTGTGGCAGAGGTCACGAGGGCACCGACGGTACTGTCAGTAGGCAAAGAGGCCATCGTGTCCCAAGAGCCGTTGACGAGTGCCCAGTCCTTCCCGGCTCCGGCTGCGTACACCTGCCCGATCTCGTCAGCCCCGTTGCCTACGGAATCCCCGTAGCCGTTGCTATCGGTCCAGACTCGACGGGAGATGACGAGACCTTGGATGAGGGCGTCAACTTGTGGAGAACCTCCCAAGTCGGTTCCCAGATAACCAGTCCCTGGAGCCGCTGGTGTAGGTACTGTAGTAATGCCATAGGTGTGCGCATTGTTCACTGAAACGCACACATAATCCGTACCATCTATCGTCCTGATTGCACTCCATCGAAATACTAGATGGTACAGAGTTCCAGCAGTCCACGCAACTGTGCTTACGGTAAAAAGACTCTGGCCGCCAACAGTAAAACGTAGATTATTGCCATTAGTCTTATCTAAGGAGATGTAGCCATTGCGGAATATATAATGACCCTTGTTATCATTCCCCGCCCACTCCGGCGTGATCCAAAAGCTGATCGACCCCTGGTACGGGTCGAAGTTGGCGTAGCAGAACCCCGTCAAGTTCCCGATCTGGTTGCCACGAGGGTACGTCACCGAGTCTGGCGTGCCCGTGCCATCCCACTTGCCCTGGATGATGGGGGCAGCGGCGAAGGGGCCGGCGGGAGGGAGGCGCTTAGCCATGCCAGGCGTCATCGTCGCGCCGGCCAGATCTGGCGTCTGCCATTTCGTTTGCGCACCCAGCAGCACGCGCCGGGTTGACAGCATCATGGTCATGTTAGCCCCTCATGAAGCCGAACAGAAGCCGCATTCGTCCAGTCGTGTAGGTCGGCGTCCCACGGCACACGCCCGCCACCCAGATGCTCGTGCTGTTGGTCGGGTGGACCTGCAGGCCGACCGTGCGCACGCAACCCACGCGCCGCGTCCCCAAGTCGGTATAGTCCGCCGCACCCACGGGGATGTAGCCGATGCACTCATCTACTGCGGCGGCGGTGATCGCAATGGGCAGGTTGAGCACGCCCATGCTGCCCGGATTCGAGCGGAACACCAGCACGTCGAACGCCGCACCCTGATCGTCGTAGTCCGTCACAACCAGGCTGACGATGATCGACGTGCCGTTCTCCATGACCGCGTAAGGCACTTCTTGCGTGTCGAACAGGACATCGCCCGCTGCATAGATGGCCGTGTCTACGCCCTCCTGAACCTCTTGTGACCAGTCGCCCACGCGCACGTTGCCCTTGTAGGGTTGTGGAAATCCCATGTCTACCTCCAGGCGGTGTTATCCACCACCAGCATCGCGTACCGAGATCGCACGGACCCAGTCCACTGTCATCGTCCGCGAGTCAGCACTTCCTGTCAGGAACTCGATGGTCAGGCGCAGGTACTCGTTATTCGGCACCTCTGGACGATCTCGATGGAGAAACCCGGTGAAGTTGCCGTCCACATAGTGCTGAAAGCAGTCTCCATCGTAATAGATCTCGTAGGTGTGGAACTGGTCGCCCAGGATCGTGGCCGCCGCTGTCGCCGATTCGAGTGAGTCCTTCTCCGCGACAAAGTAGACGTTGGTGTCCCCATCCACTTTGCGGAAGTACAGACCGTCCGTCACCCCGCCCAGAGCCGACGTATTGGTTATCGCCAGGCCGACCAAGAAGTCGCACTCGATGGCGTTCCAAACTTTGAGGTTGATGCCAAAGTAAAACGGATACTGCGCATCGAAGCCAAAGTTCTCGCCAGCCCCGGTGCTGCCATGGCCCAACTGCATCTTGAATCCATCGTTCTCGTTGGTGCCCGATGTGATGAGCAGCGCACCGCCTGCAAAGTCCATGACCTCTGCCGTGCTGTTGCCCGCGCCCTCGACGATGGTACACACAAAGTCGCTCGGGTCGTGGGTAGTCGGGTCCACGGCCAGCGTAACGAACTCCTGCAGATACTTGTTCACGCCAGAGCCAAATGCCTCGTACCATCGCCACGGGTAGACGGAGTCGTAGTATACGGTTGCGTTTCGGACCTGTTTTGTCAGGACGCTCATGACTCCCTCCTCAATCCCGGATGTGGATGAATCTGATCCAATCCACTTGTAGCGTATGGACCACGTTCTCGCCGGTCAGAAACTCCAGCGTCAAGCGCAATTCGGTTGCGCCCGGAAACGTGGCGTCTGTCCTGGCTGTGCTCGATGCCAGCACGCCGTTGAGATAGGCAGATACCACGGACCCATCATACAGAAACTCCAGGGTCTGGTATACGCCGTCCAGCAGCGTGGAGACCGTGGTCGAGCCCTCGACGGTCGCACTCTCGGTGACGAACTGGACAGTAGCCAGTCCATCCGTCTTGCGGAAGTAGATCCCGCCGTCGGCGATCCCATCCAGGCAGGTCGTATCTGTCGTGCAGAGTCCGACCAGGATGTCACACTGAGCCACGCTCGCAATGGCAAACCGAATGCCAAAGTAGCATGGGTGCCCGTAGTCCAGCAACACGCACTCGCCCGCGCCCGTGCTCGCGTGTCCGAGTTGCAGTTTGTAACCATCGTTGTCCAGGTCAGACGTGCTGATGAGCAGCGCTCCGCTCGCGTAGTCGGTCAGGTTCGCCAGTGAGTCAGGCGCGGCACCGGTCTCGACGATGGTGTTGGTCCACTCAGTTGGGTCATGTGTCGTGTCATCGACCGGCCAGTGGACAAAGTGGTTGTGATACTTGATGACCCCCGAGCCGATAGCATCGTACCATCGATGGGGGAGGCTTTGATCGCGGAACACCAGTGCGTTCCGGACTTCAGTCGTTTCGATAGGCATGGTAGGTTCCTTTCAGGGGAGGGCGGATCGCGCCCTCCCCACATCTGTACAGATAGCCTCGCCGGTCTAGGTGATAACCGGGTCGAGGATGCCTTGCACGTCGCCACCCGGCAGGTCGGCGTAGTAGTTTTCCAGTTTGACACACGCCGTCGCCGTGATGCCGTTGGCTACTGCCGCCGTGCCGCCCGTGTAGTTGCGCGTCACGAGGCCGGTTGCCGTGGCTGCCAGGTTGATGATGGCGTCGTTGCTGTTGCTGAAGTTGTAGATCAGGTTGCCGTCGATCAGCGCGTTGGTAATGACGCCCGCTCCACCAACTGCCACCGTGCCCCAGTCACCGAGTAAGACGTTGTTGACGATCTTGTGGCTATCGCCCGTTCCCGAGAAGTTGATGAAATGCGTGTTTGCCGCGTCCAGGTCACGCGCATAGCAATCCCGCACCGTGATGCGATCCGATGCGGCTGCGAGAGCGTCCTGAATCCAGATCACGGCGTTCAGGTTTGCACCTGCCTGAAGGAACCGGCAGCCAATGAACGAGATGTCGCACGCGTTCACATCCACAGCTGCGGTAACGTCGGCAAAGTTCGCCACAAAGTCCACGTTCTCAAACGTGATGTTTGCCGCGTCAACGTTGATGTCAGCGCCGATGGCCACGTCAAAGCGGATCATGGCCCGGTTCGCGCCATGGCCCAGACCACGGATGGTGATGCCCGCAACGGAGAGAGTCACCGGAGCTGCCGCAGTGCATATCTCGATGTGCCCAGGCATCAGGTAGACCACGTCGCCCACGTTGGCCTGTGGGCCAAGGTTGGCCGCCCGTACCGTGGCCGCATAAGCGAGCGTCGCGTATGGCGCATCAGGATCGCGCCCGTGGCCGCTGTCGTCCACGGCGAGCGCGTTGGTGCTGCTCACAAACCACACGTCGTTCGGGTGCCGCTCGATACTCTCAAAGTCGTAGACGCCACCCGGACGTGACCGTGCAAACAATGCTGTCCTTGCCATTTCGTCTTGCTCCTATCCCGGGTTTCAACCGTTGTTAGGTGGGGGGCCGGCAGGTCGCCGGCCCCTGGCTGATACGCTTAGTCAACTAGTCCACAATCGCACTTGGCGGCGTACTCTGCGCGTACCGCTCCTGGATGAAGTAGTTGACGCTCACAAAGTTGGCCGCGGTCGCCGATGAGCTGATGGTTGCGCCCAGGCAATCCAGCGTCACGCCCTGTGCGGCTGCGTCTGCCGGGTCGATCTCGACGATCATCAACTGCCCGGTGACGGCCACGGTGAAGGCGGGTGCGGTTGCGTCCGCCTGCCGGACCAGGATGTCGTTGGTCGCGGTTGCGGCGTTCAGCCACCAGGGGGTGGTGAACGTGATCGCGGTCGCGCAGGCGGCGACGCTCGTGCCCAGCAGCGGCTGCAAGATCTCTGCCGCGCCGGCAGTGTGGATCAGTTGTGCCACGATCCACACTTTGACGGCGTTCTTCATCGAGATGTTGTCCAGCGTGACGACGCCGTTTGTGGTCACGGGTCCGGCGTTGGTGCCGGACACGATCTTGAAGTGCTCAGGAAGGGTCAGGTTGTATGCCATTGTCTCATCACCTCGTCTACGGCCTACCCGCCAGTACGACATACGGGCTGGTGGTGATCCCGCCGTGTGCAGGAGTCAGGGCAGAGTTCCACTTCGGCATGCCCTGGACCCGGTACACGAACCTAAAGATGGTCTCATCTGTGAGAAAAGCCAGGTGAATCGAACTGGCGGACTGCATCCCGCCCTTTTCAATCATCTGGTACTCTCGCAACGAGACCAGGATCACGTCACCCACTGTGCCCAACGTCTGGCAGTATTCGGATTCGATCACGGGTGCGCCAAAGAGCGTCCCGTATGGTACCCCGCTCAGCCCGCCCGGTGGCATGTAGGTCAGCATTCCGCCGACGCCCACGGCCAGGCCCATCTGCATCAACTGCGGTACCACAGTCTGGTGGACCAGCCACACGTAGTCGCGTGCGCCCAGCCACCTGCGGGACCACATGTTGATCGCGTTCTGGCTAACGAACGTGGTGTTGAGCTGCCCGACCTCGATGGCCTGCGTTACCAGCCCCGGTCCGCCCAGAATGCCCAGCGGCTGGCCCGCGCCCGTGCCGTTGATGATGGCGTCCTCGACGGTGAACCGGATTTCCTCTGGCAGGTTCGCCATGATCCACGACTCTAGCGCCGTGGCATCTTGCAGCAGTTCATCGGTCGAGTAGATCAACGCTACGCACTTGATCAGGCGCATGGCCACCTGCCGGAACTCAGGATGGCTGTGTGTCTTGCCTCCACCCTCTGCTACCCAGTAGGCCCGGATGCCACCGCGCCGCGCGCCGGTCGCCCGGCTCACTTCGTTCTCGAAGTTGAGCGTGGTGCCGTTGCTGCCAGCGCTGATCTGCATCATGTCCACGCGCTGGAGCAACTGCCCGACGTTGTAGACACGCGCCAGAATGCCCAGGTTCTGGTCAGTGCCAACCAGGAAGCCGCCGTGAGAGCCAAGGCCCTCCGACAAGTCAGTTTGCTTCGTGGCCCAGCCTTTGCGAGCTGCCCCGTACAGGCTGCCCACAAAACCGTCGCCCATGGCCGCGCCTACGTCGAATCCGTCTTCGCTGCGCACGGGAAGCAGGCGCTTGTCAACCTGGCTCGGGTTGATGGCCGCGTCCTTGGCTGCCATCAGCAGCTCGCCAAACGACTTGAACCGGTTGCCCTTGAGCGCCCGGTCCGCCTCGTCACCCATCACGACCAACCCACTGTTGATCGCCGGTTCCTTTGCCAATTCCAGTCGATATGCCTTGACCGCATCTGCCGCAGCCTTGTCAGCAGCTTCCTTGACGATGGCTGCCACGTCCACGATAGGCGTTTCTTTCTCAGACATTTTGACCTCCATAACTCTGATGACGGGTTCGCCTTCTATGGTGATATTGCCCGTCGCCTTATCCAGTGTTATCGTCATTCCAACTGGCTCCTTCGCCGCAGTCACCGCCGGTTGCCCGGCCTCTGGCGCTGCCTCTGGCTCGGGTGTCGCCAGGTGTAACGCTTTGTATGCCTGGAGCACGTTCTCTGTCAGCATTCGCGGTTCCATCGGCGTGACGGTCAGTGTGTCGCGTTTCAGCGGCCAGCGGGTAATCTTGCCGTCCGCCGCCTTCTGAACCTGCTCACCGATGGCCTCTGAGCTGTTGCCAACTTGGCCCGCCTCGATCAGCGTCTCCAGGTACTGCATGTACTGGTTGCGCCTACTCAGGGCACGCTCAACCCATACGCCGCGCTCGTCCGTCTTGGCTGTGCTCCAGTCCACGATGCCCAAGATGTCATCGGTCCCTGGTGCACCCTTGGTGCCGTCCTGACCATGCTCCCAGTCCACGTACAGCACGCCGGCTTTGGTGTAGGCGCTGTCCAGTGCTGTCTCGGGCGTGAAGTATTCGCCCGCTGAGCCGTCCGGGTTCTTGCGGTTGCTCAACGTCCCTTCCATGTCGCGCCCACCAAAGAGCACGATGTAGTTGCCTACGCGCAGAGTGTCCTCTGTCTTGCTGATGGCCTTCAGCGCGTTGCTTGCCTTCGTCTTGTCCTTGTCGCGCCACATCTGCATACACACGGCCACGGCCTGCGGCTGCTCGTCGCCCTCGTCTATGCGCACGGGCACGCACGCGCCCATCCAATCTTTCTCGTTGTCGTATTCGCCTATGTTCGGCATAGTCACCTCCAAACAAAAACGCCGCTGCCCGCGTGGTCTTGCGACTCACGCAGAGTAGCGGCGTTCTGTTGTCAGACTGCCAGTGTTAGGTTGTTAGGTCAGCGTATCATCGTCAGCGCTAAAGTCAGGTAGATCGCTTTTGGTGATCACCACGACCGGCTTCCGACCAGGCAATGACACCTTTGGATAGAGTTCCATTGCCGTGAGTACGATCTTTCTGTACTTTACCGGCCATCGTTTCTTGGCCCAGGCTGGCATCCATCTCTCTTTCACCGCTTGCCACCAATTGGCCGGATAGGTGGCCTCCTCCCGTTCCATCTCTCGGCCCAAGACGGCAACCTTGATCCGCACTACGACGTCTTGCGCCATGCCTTCAAGGAAGCAGTTTACCTCTGGCGATATACCTACCTCAGCAGCCAACTCCTTCGAGATGTATTGCAGTATCACCAGTTCCATCCGCTTAAGCTGGACTTCCGTCAGTTCCATCCGCTCGTTCATCAGCACTCCTTTCGGGTTGCCTTCCTCAACTCTGCCGTGCGTGGCCCACTTAGCCACCCACGGCCCATCATCCACCGCTCGAATGCGTCCAGTGCCATCAGCACCGCTTGCCGTAGCGCAAGGCACAAGTCCTGCTCACTCACGGTTTCAGCCCCTTGATGTAATCGTCCAACTCAGCCACGGCGATGCGCTCGACCACGTTGCGGCTCTTCAGGTCATCTACCACGTCGGCTTCTGTGGTCCACCCCGTGGCCTTGTGCTGTGGCTGCTGATTGTCTTTACTCATCACATAGGGTGCATAAGGCACTTTTGTCCCAACGATGGCACCGCTATCGCCCCACGGTACAGCTACCCAAGACTGCTCTAGTTTCTCGCTCCACGGATCACTGATGCGTGCGTACTTCGGATCAAGATGTTTCTCGCCACGCTTGGCAAAGTAAGCTCTGCGTTGTGCGTCCGATGCCCAGATGACGGGCGAGTTGGATGGCCCCGGAGGCGTAGTCAGTTTCACCTTGGCTTCCCTGGCAATGCCCAGCGCCGCTTTCTGCAACGTCCTATCCAGCCCTGGGCCACTCAGTCCAGCCAAGAGCCTCTGCACTGCATCCAATCCCTCAATCGTTAGCTCTGCCATCAGTCAATCGTCAATTCTGTATGGCACCGGCAGTTCACATGCCCCGGTGGTCCATCTGGAAAGCGATTCGCCCATTCGTCTTCCGTCTTCAGATGTAGCGGCCCGCAGATATCGCATACCAGCTCATCAGCTTCCGTGATCCATATCCGGTGCATCGGCAGGCCACTCTCATTGACCAGTTTCTGCGTCTCATTCGTCGCCGCCGAGTATGCCCGTGTCGTCTCCGTCGTGGCGATCATCTCGGCGCGCACCGCCCCGAATGCTGGCTCCAGTAGCAACTCCATGTCACCCTGCGTCATGCCCGGCGTCTCGATGAACGTGGCGATCACCTCACTCACCAAACTGCGTGTCGTCTCCACAATGCCCTTGACCAACTCGTAGGTGTAGGCACGCGCCCATCTGGCCACGTCCAGGTTGATGATCGCTGGGTCAAACCCGACGCCGATCCCCCCACTCGTGCGCAGCGCCTGCTGTGTCATGAGCGCCGTCAACTCTGGCTGGATTGCCTTGCGCAACTCTGCCATGAACGCGCCCCAGTCGATGGTCTCCCCACGCATGATGGCCTGCTGCACCTTCTTGCGGTAGGCGGCCAACGCAGCAGCTACCTTGGCTTTCAGCGCCCGCTCTGCTGCAAGTCGCGCCGCCGGGATGGCCTTCAGGAAATCGAAGGCGCGTTCCACCCCCACCTCAACCATCGCAGCCTTGACCGTCACAGTCAGCCAGTCAGGAATACTCGAATTGTTAAAGTCACAGGACCGCCCCCGCTTCTGTGCTTTGGCTTTCCAGCGGGCGAGGTCGGACCACAACTCCGAAGTGGCCCCACTGGGGGCCAACGCTTTTGGGATCGTCTCCTCAGTCGGCGGCGTCTCACCTGTCGGCTCCTCTGCTACAGGTACTTCCTCTGGCGCAGGCGGGGGCACGTTGACAATGACCGGTGCCGGTTCTGGCTCAGGCTCCCACTCGTCATCCAACTTCGGCAGACTCATCCACTCCAGGATCGTGCTGATCGTGCGCCGCGTCTCGTCCAAGTTAACCACCTTCGCCTGGTATGACGCTACCATCTCTTGCATCACGGGCACGGTGGACAGCGCCTTGTCGATCTCGACGCGCTGTATCGCCTCGATCACGTTGAACCGGAAGCCAATCCTCAGCCCCAGCGGATTCAGCAATTGCTTGTCCAGTATCGGGATGATGTGGACGCGCATCTCGGGTAACACGCACTGCGTCCAAAACTCGAATTGCAACCACTCCTGTGTCGCCCGGTTGCTACTCGGTTCGCCCATGCCCTGTGGGATCTTGTGCGCCACGAGGATCTGCTGCCGCTTGGTCGTCTCTAGTTCCGGCATGGTCATGTCTTTGAGTGGCGGCGAAATGACCGTCGGCGTTAGCCCGTGCTCAAGGACCACAGTGGAGAATGCTTTCTTGACGCCCTGCACCAGTTTTGTCCAGGTGTTTCGGATCTCCGCCTTGGTGTTCTCTGGTACCGCGCCCTCTGTCGTCAGCAGAACGAGCGGGACCGCTCCGTTGGCAAAGAACGATGACGCATACTGATTGGCATTGCGAATCAGCCCGGCAGGTTCGGCGCTCACGTTGCCCGATGCAGTACCCGGCCCCAGGTCGCGCGTTGGGCTGAACGTGTGAAAGTAGACCACATCCTCTGCGGGGTAGTCCTGCGTCTTGCCACCTACAGTCTGACGGAACGTGACCGGCCCCTCCGCGTCATAGGTCAGGATCTTCATGGTCGTCGCGTTGAGCACTTGCAAGTCCTTGATGACCACGCGGTTGCGGCGCTTGAGCCAATACGCCGCGCCCTCGAGCTGCAGCCACGCTTCAGTCAGCCACAGCAGCGGCGAAAGCTCGATGGGCCACTTCACCTCGTTCTCTTCGGTGTCCTCGTCGCTGTCCATCGTGTAGATGCTGTAGGGAATGGCCGCTGCGCTGTCGCACCTCAGGTTGATCGCCCAGAACGTCCAGGCCACGGCTGCGTACAGCTCGCGTGGGTTCTCGATGCGCTCCTGCTGGCCCATCTGCCAGTCCATAAAGTTGTCGATGTCCAGCATGGACACAGACTTCATGCCCAGAGGACCGCCCATCAGCCGAGGTGTCTGTTGTCGTCGTGTCATATCAGTGTGATCCAAGAGCCACTATAGCCAAGGCCCTGATACGCCAGGGCGAGACTCATCACCGTGTCGTCGTGCATCCCCTCGGGTGCGTTGTAGCGCATCAGCCCAGAGGGAAGCCGCTCCATCTCATAGGCTTGCAGTTCGCCGATCAGGATCGGGTCATTCAGTATCTTGATGTCGCCCTGCTCGAAGGCCAGGGCCAGGGCGTCAATGGCTGCCGTCTTGGTTGCGTTCGTCGTCACGAATGGTTGCACGGGCAGGCCCATCCGCGTGCATTGCTCGATCAACGGCTCCCCCATGCTGTTGGCCTCTGCGATGATGGTGCCTGGACAGTATCGCTCATATAGTGCCTTGAGTCGCCCAAGTTGCACCTGGTAGTCAATCTGCGCGAACCGGTCCATGTAGACCATGGCGTGTGTACCAGTATCCAGAACTGCCAGCACCGTGAAATCATCATGCTTTCCCCAGTCCACGCCCATCACGTACTCATGCCCAGGCTGCATCCCGATCTCTGTCGCCGTCGCCGCTTCGGTCACTCGGCGGAACAAGGCCCCGCTGTCTTCCAGGAACTGAGCCATAAACTCCTGTTGAAAGATCCGCTCTGGCAGCAACTTGCGCGCCGCCTCAATCTCGGTCGGTACGATGTATGGGTTGTCAGATGTAGGCAGTTGCCACGCTGCCCAGCCTGGTTCTCCACCAATGGCCGCTTGGTACATTCGCCAGAACCAGTTACGGCCAAGAGGTGTGCTGATGAATACTGCCGAGCCCTGCCGGTCAGCCAATGCTGGCCTGAGTGATGCAGTCCAGGCCTCTTCTCTTGTAAAGGCGCACTCATCCATTGCCACAAAGTCAAGACCCTCACCGCGTAAACTGTCCGGGTTGTCAGCAGACCGTACACCGATGGTCCCCTTGCCCGGTAGCGTGATCGTGCGCTCGCTCTCGCGCACCTGGGCACCTGGTATCTGTCGCGCCAACTCTTTGAGTAGTCGCCAACCCACGTTGCTCATGGGGTAGGTCGGCGCTACCCACCAGGCCCGGCCACCGAGAACGGCAGAGCGCAAAGTCAGCAGGGTTGCAAGGCGCGTCTTGCCCCACCTACCGGCGACCACACGCTAGGACTTTGAACCTAGCGGGGTCGCCTGCTATCTCCTTCTGCCTAGCGTGTAGGCTTGGCATGTTCAGGGTTATACTTGGCATATTTCACTTTGGTTCCGGCGAGTAGCCATCATCCTGTCCATCCGCCCACTTGAGCGAGATGGTCAAGTCGCCGCCCTCCGCACCGGTGATCTCCTGGCGCTGCACGGGTGGTCCAATGAGATAATCGGACAGCCACTTACGGGCGACAGAATCGCCGCGCTTGGCTTGCTCCTTGGCCTTGCCGACAATCTGCGCCCAATCCTCAAACGTGACAGTTTGCAGGGTGATCTCAAGAAACCGCGCCTCCCTGGTTTTGGAAGGTCGACCTTTTGGGTTTCCGCTCTCGCCGCCCTTGACAAACCGTCCGTTTGCATCTCTGTCAGTCACCAGATCCTACCGGCTAGCCGGAATCGTCCAGCTTGCACTCAATCAGCAAAGGCACGCCTTCGCGCTTGCAGACCATCAAATCAGCCACGGCCTCAATCGCCGTTTCGGGCAGGTCAAAACTGACGCGCAATCCGCCGTCTGCCAAAGTCGAGATTCGTTGCACTGCTGCCACAAAGCGAATCGGGTCCATACTCAGCTAGCTGTTCTCGCATCTGCAAATCCGCACGCAACTCGTGTATCGTACGGTGACCAAAGTGCCTACGCAGATTGCCGCACATGACACACGAACACGGCGTGCGGTTGTCCGCATATTTTTGCGGCAGAGCACACCAAGGATAAAGTCGCGCCGCTCGCCTGATATATCGTTGTCGTTGTGCCCGTCGCCAATCTCTCGTTCTGTCCATCTCTGTTTTCAGTGGGGCCTCAGCTGCCCCGGGCCTCGGCCCCACCATCCGATTGTCTGTTCGCCCGGTCCGGGAAAGGAGGTGAACCGGTGCCGGGCGCGACAGTCAATTGCTCGACGCCACCCTGTTCACATGCTTCGAGAAACCGCCAGATGTTGGCAACTGGTGCCAGGGTGGCATAAGCACCGCCAGACTGTGCCAAGTTTACATGTGGATTGGCTCGGTTGTCAGTTGGCTCCTGACTACTGACAATCCTCACATTCATGATGTCTACAACCTATCGCGTTCCTTGCGCAGCTCAGCCGCGATCGCGGGAGCTGTGCAGGGCCGCTCGGCCAGCAACGTTCTCATGTCCGTGATCATGCTCCGGTTGCCGTCCACTTGGGTACAGAGTTTCGTCATAGTTTGCGTCACGGCGTCTGAGGCCTTGATCTGCGTGATCCACGCCTCAGTGTTGCGGTTCAGGGCAGAGATGAGCTCAGCACGGTCCACTCGATCATGCTCCAGCAGGCTACTGGTCCGCGCGCGCTCCTGTTCGATTGCCGCCTTGAGTTCCTCTGCCCGCTGAACGTGCGCCTTGTTGAGCATCCAAATGGAAAAGACGGCCAGGCCCAGGAGGCCCCCACTCTGTGCGATGAGTTGAATGAGTTCGCCGACTGGCATAGTGAAGCCTCGGGGTTACAGTGCTTGTGCGACCTTGACGATCTGGCGTCCGATGTCCTGCCCCGTATATGCCAACGCCACAGCCGCAAAGAAGTCCCAGCTCAGGAAGCCGACCAGCGCACCCGGCACCGTCACGAACGCCACGCCGAAACCCAGACAAGCGACCAGGAAGGCGATCAGATAGGACGGCTTGAACGGGGGCCAGGCCGACCACGACTCAGCATCACGGACGGCCTCGAATGCGGCGACAACGTAGGGAAGAAACGTGCGAAGTGCGGCACCGATGAGCAGACCGAGGAAAGGCCAGAACCAGACGGGCATGGAGACCTCCTAGCTGACAAACGAAAAGAGCACGGGTTACTCCGTGCTCTATGGTACCATAGGGCTGTTGCGTCAGAGTGGAATCAGGGCGAGGAAGTGCCGCGAACCTTGGCTAATGCTGCCCTGAAAGGGCAATCAGGGTCGTGACCATATGGCTGCTCTCCTTGACACCATGGACAGATTCGTATTGACGCGCCGAACCAGCCCCCTGATGACACAATCCACTCCACCTTCTCCACCAGTGCCAGTAGTTCGGGAGCGGCGGCCATCAGGCGCAAGTCATCTTCCTCTGCCCGCAGCCATTCGCTAACCCCCAAGACCTCTCGCGGATCTCCGGCCCCAATACCATCCGGAATGGGCACGGTAGCAATCGCAGGCCCATCCTGCGGGTTGTCATCGACGAGATACCACGGCCCCGGTGTATGTCCCATCACTCCACCTCCTTCATCACGCATAGTTGCCACACCCCGTTTTCATTATACACCGGCAGGTGGTAGCAGACAATGGTCATCAGCCGGTAGGCACCGCTGCGAGACAACCCGGTGAGCGTCATCACGTTGTCGATGGTCAGACCGTCGCCGTGGAGTAGCCAGAAGGTGACGATCATTGCCCGGCCCTGCGCTGTGTACTCGCGCTCCTGTGCAAATGTCAACGAGGCCGGACCACCCGTGACCACGCTAGCCGCCATTACCTCCACATCTCCGCATAAACTCCTCATCAGCCGCCTTCCCGACGAAGCGCCACACGCGCACCTCCTGCCCATCTCGCCACTCCAGCGAATCATAGATCGCAACCGAACCTGACATGCACCTCAGTATAGCACTGGCCCTGGCAATGAACTGTGATCGGCGCTTCTTTTCCAGTGCCCGCCACTCATCTGGACTTCGCCCGGACATGAGGAAGCCCGCCTCGTGCGCCGTGAGTTCCGCCCCGCTGAACAGCCGCGCCACTAGCACCCCTGCAGCCGTCACCCGATCCAGGGCCAGTGTCACGCGGGAGGCTCGAAACCGGGGCGCGTTGCGGAGGTTGGGCATCGGCATGAGACCCGTCACTCATGCCCCGCTGGTGTCAGCGTCGCATCGTCCGCCACGCGCCGGGCGCACTCGTCGGCCAGGGCCACGTCGTTTTCGAGTAGGGCCATGTGCACGAGGTGAGCCTGCTGTCGCTGCCAGACTGTCAACTTGGCGTACTCCTCGACGCTGTACGAGAGGCGGTTGATCTGGTCTACCATCGCCCGCACGTCAGACGTTGAGAGCGTCATGCCCGCGCGCTTGTCGTCCTCACGCTGCTGAAGGATGCGCACTACGGGTCCAAGGTCCAGGTTAGCCGCCGTTACCTGCGCTGACTCTTGCACGTTCCACCTCACATTCTAGGCACCGAGTGCTGATCCACCCTTCCGCGTCCCGGTCATAACGAATCGAGTTGCGAGAATGTCCGCACGACAGACGCGGCTCGGCAACGATGGTCACGGGTACATCCCGCATTGAGACCACATGCGCCGGCGTAATCTGCTGCACGTCACCAAGGCCACAGCCGACCAACGCATAGGCTGCCGCTTCCAGGCATTCGCGCCAGTCGTCGCGGGCCATCAGCAGTCCACGGAGTATCGCCATGGTCCGCTCGTCGTAGCCGATAGGGTGTGCGTTCATCAGACCTCCTTTTCCAAAGTCGCCTTCGTGCATTTTCGTGCATTGCGTGCATTCAGGCGTGCATTTGTGCTCCTGGCAGGCACGACGGCCAGCGGGGGGGGTCCGGTGCTAGACTTCATTCAATCTGGCAAACTCGCCGAACAACTCGACCGCCTTGGCATTGTATGCACGCGCCGCATCTTGTTCGCTCTCGAAGCTCCCAATATGGTATGACCGTTGACGATACTTTATTCTGGCATACCAACAATCTCTATCCTTCCGAAAGTGGACACCCTTGTAATGTGAAGTAGTGCCCAGTCGTTTTCGACTGTTCCATTGATTCTGGCCATTCGTAGCCAGTCTAATGTTGACCCGACGATTATCAAGGCCGTCCCCGTTGATATGATCGACATATCTATCTTCAGGCGCATCAAGGAGCAATCGATGCAGGTACAGTGTCGGATGTGCATGTGAGGCAACGGACCAATAAGCCCCGTCAAAGTGAGCATGCCATCGGCGGGTAATCACTGCCGCCAAATCGGCCTTGTCAATCAGGGCAACCTTTCCGCGTGTAAGAGTCATTTCGATTACTTCGTCTTCCCTCAGTTTCCATTCGTTCACTTTCACTGTGTTCCTCCTATTCCAAGAGAGTGGTCATTGCGTCCCCGCCACATATCGCAACACGGCCCGCCCAACGTGCGTGAGTTCCAGTCCCTGCCGCTTCTCTCGCGGGTCCTTCCAAGTGGCCCACCCCCGCTCCTGAAAGGCGCCGCGGGTCTGCTTCCAATCGTCCAGGCTCATCTTGGCGCGCTTGATCGCTGTCCGTTCACTGAAGGACTGCCCGTTTGCCGCCATTCGCGCGAACGTGCGCACCTCTGGCGCGTCTGGCAGAAACGCGATCCGCTGCTGCTGGCCGTTCTCCGAGTTGACCTCGACGCGAACGGTGCGCTGGGCCTGCTGTGACACCGGCTCCTGTTTCGCGGGTTCCCAGTGTTCCCGATGCCACGGCATGATCGGTCCCAGCGGCTGATCCTCTGGCGGTATGCTGATGCGCGGCGTCGGGTAGGACGGGTCCACGATCTCCACAAAGAACCGCCAACCGACCACGGAGCACGGCACCAACCACCAAAGCACCATGAACATGGCCGGCCAGCGCCAGGCCAGCGAGAACCACGGCCAGAACCCATGCCAATGTGTCAGCGCCCGACCGACGAAAACCACCAGGACGCCCGTCAGCGCTCCAATGTCGCCGACGATGCCCAGCCACAAGCCCTGGAGCAGGACCAACTTGAGGTCAACGGGTATGCCCGCTGTCCGCGTCTCTGACTGTGGTGGACGGATGCCAAAGCCACCAAAGCCGCCGCCGTTACCCTGAGACATTTGCCGCCTGCTTGGGCAAAGAACGACGATTCCATGCCACAATTGCGCGAGCGTCATCGGTCTGGAGTGGCCCTTGTGCAGCACATTCCATGCACCAGACCATTGACCAGAACGGCGCAGGAACGGCATGGTTTACTTCCACACCAGAACCGCCACAAAATGGGCAGGGCTTCAATTCATCTTCCACTGATCACCTCCACCAGCTCCTCAACGCTGCGTACCACCGCCACCTGGCCGGGCCACCACAGGTGAAACTGCGCTTCTTGTGGCGTCAGGTCAGCACCAGGCATCTTGATCTCGATCAGGTAGTTGATGCCCCGGGCCCCCAACAGCAGATCCGGGCACCCCTGGCCGACCTGGTGCAGGTGCAGCACGCCCGCGCCAAGTTTGCGCGCCGCGGCGACGATCTCGGTCTGGTTCGTGTCCACGCGCGCGATCTGCCTCATCCCGACCACCATCCCTGGTCTTTCAGGCACTTCGCCGCCTCGTAGCAGGCCGCCATAGCCGTGCCACTCTGAAAGGCATAGCAGGACAACTCGCGCCTGCACCTGTCCAGCACGTCGCCCATCTCGTTGACGCGGTGAATCGAGACGACGCACATGATCCCGACGCCCGCGCAGATGCCGACCAGAAGACCGACGAGTCCGCCTAGCCAGAACATGATCGCCTCCTTGCCAGCGCCTTGAGCCAGTCGGCTATGGCGGCATGCACAGGCGAACGGTATGCCTGCCCATCACCGAAAAGACGCCAGTACAATCGCGACCACACTTCACGTCTCCAGTACAGCCACCACTCTATTGCGCTCATCTCACGCCTCCAGTTTCTTGAGCACGATCTCGATCAGCTTCCCGCACCACGGGCACACCGTCACGCCCAGGACGTGGACCGTGAAGCGGCCGTGGCAGTGCGGGCATTCGGTGGACGCCTCACACGGGTTGAGCATCGACCTCCCCCGTCACCCAATGCAGCAGCTCGGCTCGCACACGCTTGAGCCAGTCCACGCGCCACTGTTCATACTCATCCCAATATCGGGGCATATCGTCGTGATCGACGTACTCGATCAGCAGCCGGCGCATGGTGGCCGACTGGCGGACGACAGTATCGAGCAACCGCTTGTGGAGTTTCGCCTTCTTCTTCCAGTTGGTCATCGGTTCACCCCCGGCCCCAACTGTGCCCGGTCCTTCATCTGCGCCGCCAGCTGTTCGATGTACTCGCGCACCTGGGGCAGCATCCGCTCACGATCTCTCTCGCGGCCCAGCAGCACGTTGTACGCCTCGATGAACCGCGCCCGGTCTGCCGCGTCATTTTCGCTGTCGCACAACGCATACCAGCCGCCGATGCAGTCCAAAGCGCGATGCACAAGCGGATGCGTCCAGGTCTCTTCCGTCGGCGCGTGCCAACGAGAGAAGCCCCGGCGAAATGCGCGTTTGACCTCGGCCCATGCTTCCTGAGCTGCCGGTATCCCGTTAGCCGTCTCGCCCAACTCGAAATAGGCTTTCCTCAACTCGGCCACACACGGGAAGAAGGTCGCAGTCGTGATCACCTGTTGGACAGCCTGCATGAGTCCGTCTGGCTCCAGATCCGCTAGACCCATATACCACGCAGAGGAAATGGCCTCCAGGGGCTGCTGGACTCTCAGCGCTGGCCAGTTTGCCAGCAGTATCGCCAGTACCTTGTCCACCTCATCATGGGTTGCCATGCTCTGCCTCCATTCGTTCGCGCTTGTGCTGTTCCGCCAATGCCAACATGCCCTCAACCGCTGTCTGCCCGCCGTTACTGCCCGGCGGGC